CACAGCCCTAAAGTTAACTGGCGACACTACGTATCGCGTATTAACTGAAGGGGAAAAGGACAAGGGTTGTTCCTCGATCCTTTCCTTGGAAGTGAGCCATTCACGCATAGCGCATGAGTGGTCAAAATCCACTTTGGTCGATTTGGGTTTAAGCCTCTTACGAGGTGTATGCCCAGTGACTAAGGCAGTTTGATCCTCAGGATCAAAACCGCCCCAGAGTTCGGTCGGAATGACCTTACTCCACTTGAGATGGAACTTCAGGATCTCGGGATCAGAAATGAAACCGAAACCCCTTCCGTCCCACTCAAGTAAGTGGTTTAGTAGACGGATAACGTCTACCTTCCCCTTGACAGGTTCTTTCAGATAGAAAGGAGAAATGTCAAGGCCGAAGCGGTAATGACCCCCGCAGGATTCCCTGAAGGGTCCAGACCAGTTCGACTTCTTCGCGTTAACGATAAAGCCGAAGAACGAGAACGTTCTAGCTAGCCTTGGGGCCACCGTGTTTGGCACGATGATATCATCACCGAATACGGAGACGACACCTCTAATACCAGAGAAGGACTTGATACTATGGGCGAGAGCCCAAAATATCAAACTTTCTAGTTCAAAGGTGAAGCCGTTTCCCATCGAGCTGAACATCTCCAGCTCGTGCAGTGTGCCGTCAATATCTACGGTTTTCACGCGCAGATCATCTAGCAGGGACCACCAATCAAATGGAAGGAGAGCCATCACTAATTGCTTAGAAATGGAATCACTCGCACTTGAAAGATCGATAGTCGCATTTCGGTCAGCATACGCTGACCGTGCGAGGCCTTGATTGATCGATTGATCATTCAGGTTTATACCCTTACGGCGTAAAGAACGCCGGATATGGGTACCTACCGATCGTTGGAGAAACATATTGATCTCAGGCTCTTTACAAGCCACCCGATCAATTTCCGAGTTCTTCGGAACTGTGAATAGTACACTGTGCTCCTGAATCTCGAGCTCCTGGTCACTCAAGCAAGTATTACTTGCGAAAGCGAGCCAGTGCTTAAGACATGAAGAGCTGACGTGTGCTTTTCCAGCGTGTTTCTGAATAGCGGCGCTCGGCCCTCGTTTGATGCGTGTTGATGCACCATTCGTGTGGCCCCCGAAGGTTAGAATCTCGGGGTAAACCACTGGGCCAAGCGTATCGGATATAAGTGCTCTAGCTCTGGAAAGACACCCATTGCTAAAAGCATATCCCAAATCTACGCCTGCACTCTCGTCAGTCCATTCGGACCAGCGAGTGAAGGGTGGCTTCTCAGAAAGAGAACCACTCAAGTATAGGCGCATATTTGTTACGCTATTCCGCTTCTCGGTCTTCAGCCATTTGTCAATGGCTTTCGACCGCCGCTCAGACGCATTTTCCGGGGAAGGAGCACAATACTTAGAGAGAAACTCTGAGCATTGGTACTCACCCTTGGAACCATGTGAATTAGGAAAGTTGGAGACCAACTCAACCAATTCTGATTCAAACGCCTGAGCGATT